GGCGATGAAAAATCTTTTGCTGAAAAAAGCGTACCCGTTGTGCCGCCTTTAGTGTCGTTACTTGTTAAAAAAGCACCGCCAACTGTTGTCGTTGCGTTCATAGTGAACTGGGCTTTACTAGCTGAATTAGTAACCACTGAGGGGTTAGCTGTTGTTGCTGCAACAAAAGTTGCGGTTGGACGCGTCGCTTCTGTATAGTCTGTAACTTCAGTCCACCCTGCATGGGATGACATGGTATCTCCAGCGGCAGGGTCATTACTTGACGCTGCACCATACAAACCTAAGTACCACGTTGTGATCCTTGTAGTGGACCCATCCAACGCAGTCCCTGCCATATACTGAAGCCCAACATTTACAACAAGATTCTTGGACTCGTCCGTCCACTTTAACTTACCATCTTTGTCAAAGCATTCAATAAAAAATCTACCTGTGGCTTTAACACCTTCGGATGACTGAGGGCTAGTGATTAACCCACTTGCGGTTGTGTCAGTAATTTTGGCTTTGAGTTCCATCATGAAATCCTTAAAACGGAGTCAGTTGCGCCCATAGGCGGGAAAGTAATTACTAAATTAGAAGCAGTCTTTGTTATTGTCTGCCCAAAGTTTAAAACACAAACCGCCCTATTTCCATTGGTCGAATTGTAAATCAAAGCTCCCGCGCACGTAAGCGTTACGTTAGAAAACGTGAGATCGTCAAACGACCAATAGCCTGTATTACCTGATGAAAGGGGTGTGATGTTTGTAAGTGCAGCCCCACCAGCGGTGTAATTGGTTCCACTCGCTTCATTGTCTGTCGTATAGACCGTGGTGTCCGCACCCAAGGTAGCGTTAGAGGTATAGAGCGCGAGTTTGAAAACATCTCCCGTCGTCCTCGTAAAGTTGTGTAAAGCTTGAGCAACTTCTGCCTTAAAGCTCGTACACATGGTTTGAACGATTGCCATATCAGGGTACCGGATACCTTACCTGTCCAGACCTATAAGCGTCTTGTCTTTCTAGTCCATCTGCCAAACGCTTAGCCAGAGACAGAGCTTCTTTGTACTGCGTATCAATCCTAGCAAGCATATCTTGCTCGGCTTTAATAAACGTATACCCTTCTTGAAGCGCACCATACAGTAAAACTGTGTCGAAGTTATCTCCAAGCCAAGTCGTACCCGCAGTTACGATAGATTCTGGATAGTAATAATAGTGAAGCTCAACGTTATATATGGCATCTGGGGTAGGACCAAGAATAAAAGTTAACTCATTAGTCACTACGTTATTAACAACAGTTGGGCCAAAAATAGCGTAATGTCGTGGGCGTCCAGTATTACCGGAACCTGTAGGGACGGGGTAAGCTTCTCTAATAAAATTAACGTCTTTGTTAAGCAAATAGTGATAGCGCCCATCAGCATCAATAATTGCCATGCTATACGAGGATAAAAAATCAGAAGGGCAATCAAGATACCTATTGTTTATAGCTGTAACACCCGTTACGTTTTTCCGTATTGACGGAAACTGCATGGAGTTATAAATGCGCTGCTCAGCCTGCTTAACAAACGTCGCAAGCTGTTCATCCGACGTAAAGGTCGTAACAGAATCAGAAAAAGTAATCGTCGGGAAGTCGTTCTCGACATACCCTCTAATCGCCTTTTTTAACTCCGTGTAGTTCACGCCATCGGCCCTCTACTCATGGTGCCTTTAGTAGCAGCACCTGCTCCACGCATCTTGATGCCAGAGGTTTTAACAGCGTTGTTTTCACGGTTAGTGTACGCACCTACACTCATACGTAAGGTATCTGTTTTGCTATGATCCGGGCCAGAACCGGGGTTAGCTTCAACCTTAGTCTTTTTACCTTGCATGGTGTGTGGCTCGGCATAAGTTGATGCGGGTCCGACTTCTTTCCCGCCCTTTTTCATGCTGTACTTAGCCATTATCTCATTCCTTGATTACGCGCACGGGCCATATTACGACCCATTTTCCGCATCATTTCACCCGTAGGACCGCCCTTCTTGAGCTTAGTCATGGGTTTACCGGGGTGCATTTTCTTTTCGTGCTTGTGTACAGCACCAGCAATCATCTTTTTGTCTTGCTTAAGATCTGCTTTATCCATCATGAACTCCTAAGAAACTGTCACAGAATTAACAGAACCTACGCCAATTAAATCGTTTGGTGTTAAGCCTGTATCGAACCATCTTGCCCCGCCAACAGGGTACCAACCCCATTGTATAACGCGGCTACCCCCTAGCGGAACCCCATTCTCATCCTGACTTGAGTCATTATTAACAGGCTCAATTCTTAACCCATTTACACCCGATTGATAGTACGAATTAGAGTCTACGCGGGGGTTACGAATAGCCTGTGGGTCATACACAGGGTACATACCAAGCTGAAGCTGTGGCTGATCAGGTTCCCAACATTCAGGACAGACAAGAATATTGACGTTCTTAGTCTTAATCACCAAGCTTTTTAACTGCTTTAGTTTGAAGCGAAAGTTGCACCTATCGCACTGAGCAATGGCATATTTACCCGCTGCAAACTGATTAGGCATCAGAAACTCCCAGTGTTCCCCAGATACATCCGACGAGGAACAAACCGTACAGCCGCTTTTTCACGATCTTCGCCAGCAGCAAAAGCCCACTGCTCTTCATAAGCACCTTTAAGCATATCAATACGCGGCGTACCTTCAGGAATCTTTTGGGCGATGTAATACGCCAACCCTGCGGTAATGCAAGGCAAGAACCGGAACGGCATATCAGGAGTCTGAATACCATCACCAGCATTTTGCACACGGCGCATACGCCAATAAACGACTTGGTAATAGGGAGAGGCTAACGTCCCTTGGTCAGGTACAGGCCAGACTGTGAATTGGGGGTAGGCTGTTGCACTTGGAGAATAACTGCTGGTTGCGGGGTACGTGGCACCGGAATTGCGGCTGATGTAAATCTGTATCGGTCTTGCTTGAGCAAGTTTGTTAGGGATTGTGGCGTAGGTGGAGACACTAATCCGGGTAAGCGTGAGGTCAGATTGGGTAGCTTCATTACCAGCTCCTGTCCTTATAACGTGCTCAAGCAAATCAATGGTGTCGTCCGGTAGATCGTACGTCGCAGTGCCTTGTACCAAATTCTTCGTACCCTGCTCAATCGTCCACATATTGATGCCACGATTCGCCCACTCTATCGTTAAGAGGTTCATGGACCGACGAGCCGTACGCAAGTCATAGCCTGAGCGCATTTCACGCCCAGCCCGTTCAAACGCTTCTTCAGCTATGTCGGTGAACTCAAGATTAAAGTCGGTTGAACCGCTAGTGGTCATCTAAATCTCGCAGTCTTTGCGGCAATTTTTGCCGGTTGTTTAACGAACTGCTTGCCTGCACTTTTTCCTGCTCGCTTTGCCTTAGTTGTTGCTGCGTATTCAGCAGGTGATAGTGCATTAATTGCCGCCGACGGGAGGTATCGTTCGCCAGTTTTGCTAGACGGTTTACCACTTTTGGTTCGCCATTTTTGGTCTCCCCAATCCTTCAGCGACTTTTGCGGAGCTTTCAATCTCTGTAGCCCCCACCAGCTTCTTTGTACTTCTTAGCTACTAGCTGTGCTTTTCTCGCGGACCATTGCCCTGCGCCTGTGCCATGCGTTGCAGCAGCTTTAACTTGAGATACGATCTTTTTGCGTAACCCAGGTTTGGTGTAATTACCTGCTGCATTAACTTTGCCACCTTCAGCGTACTGATCAAAATCAGTATCATCCCGCCTAGCTTTACGCTTGGCAGTGGGCATTTTAGAGGGCGAGATCGCCCCCATTCCACGAGAGGGCATCAATTTAGCAGCTCCCGCCTTTCATATACCCGCCCTTTTTCATAGCAGGCATTTTTCCACCACCAGCCATCTTGATCTGCTTGCCTTTGGTTTTACCCTTGGTAGCAACACCGTCACGACTTGGGGCAGCAGTCTTAACAGCACCCATCTTGCTTGCGGCCATGCCGCCCATGTTCATCTTTTTCATACCAGTAAACTCCTTACCAACAGATTGAGGGACACCTACTTTCTTTGCAAACTTGGGACTATGCGCCACGGCTTGCATGAACTTCTCTTGTTTCTCACTAACTGTGGGCATATTAATTACCCTTTCTTAGCAAGCTGGTCAATCTTTGCTTCAAGTCGTTCAAAGCCTGAATCAAAGCGTTCCATAATCTTCTCAAGATCCTGTCGAACTTCTGCACGAGTGATGTGGTCACGAGCGATTTCTTCTCTCGTTTTGTTCAGCAAAATCTGAATACGTTTTTGTTCATCAGAGGCATGTTTAAGCATGAACATCACAAGTGCCACGAAAAACGACGTAATTAAGTTCCAAACAAGCGTACCTGTTTCCATTTAACACTTCCATGCCCTTAAACTTTTATTGATCCGGCTGTTTGGATCGTTAGCGGTTTTGGCAGAAGTCAGCTTCTTTTTCATGCCTTTCATCCGAGCACAAAAAGAATCCCGGCGAGACCCGCCTTCTGGTTGTGGAGGTTTCAACCCAGGCTTGCCGGGATTTGCAGCATTGTAGGAGGCACGGCCTTTAGCATTAAGACCGCCCTTTTCGGATTTGCCTTCCTTACGCTGCCAAGCAGGAGACTTAGCCATAGAACACCGTCACTTTAGCGTTGGACAGCGTAGCGTATGCGCTTGTTTCACAGCGGACTCCCTGAGAGGGGATAAAGACATTAAATGTCTCACCACCGGCAATTGTGTTAATCGTAAATAGGGTTGTACCGCTTGAACCCCCATCTTTGATAATCACACTACCAGCAGAACCTCCGGGTTCTACAACCAACCCACGAACACGGGTTGGGTACGCACTAATATCACCGGAAGCCGCTAGCGAAATCGCTTGAACGTCTGTTTGCATAGCCATAATTGGCCTCCGTCATTAGACGTTTTGCTGGCCGAGGAACGGATCAGTAACGTAATACAGGATTTGACCGGAAGCCGTACCACCCGTAGGAGCGTCGCCTGTCGTAGCACCAGCAGTAATCTTGACCATCTGGGTAGCGGACATAACCACACCCATGTCATCCCCTGCGGTAGCCGTAGACCAATCAAATACTTGCTTACCTGCATCAGCGTCACCAGCAGCAATCAAACCGTTGGGGTCAGAAGCAGAAGTATCCGAATAACCAATCCAGCCCATATCAAAGGTAGGCGTTGTTCCACCTGTACCAGCAGCATTGATGTTGACTTGAACAACAACTGCGCCAGCAGGAAGAATTACCGGGGCGGTATTAGCGGAAGAAACTTGAACTGCTGTCGTATCAGCAGCGGTGGGATCAAAATAAAACTGAGCGACCATAAGTCCGGTGCCACAGTATGCGGTGCGCGTAGTATCGCCACCACCAGATCGCCAAATCGATTGGGTTGTTGAAACTGCCATGATAATTCCTTATGCACAAGTCGCTTGCTAATCGGTGCATCGTCTGCTGGGACAGTTTAGCAAGCTGGTTTCCCAGATACCTACAGTATAAATAAAAAAGGAGGTTTTGCAACCCCCTTTTTTCTGCCTGATTAGGCTCCCTGAGATCCGTAGATTCCAAGGGGATCGGATACGCCGAAACTATAACGCTCACGAGCCTTGTAGCGAACGTTGCCCGTATCGAAATCGCCATCCATTGAATTTTGTAACGGTGTCCGTACAAAATGCTTCAGGCCGTTAGGAACATCGGTTGTCAGGAACCATGCGTTGGTATCGGTCAAGAAGTGGTTGACCGTATAGCCTTCGGGGATCGAACCGTTGTTCTTCAGGGCGTTGATGTCGTTGTCGTTAGTACCGACACGGAGTTCGGTTTCCAACAGGCGGGTTGCCACGAACATCAAAGCAGGAGGAACGATAAGTTTACGGGGTTTAGCAGCAATCAAAAGTCCACGTTCATCAGTCCATGCAGCGATCTGAATCACTGCGTTTTCCAACGAGGTTTCGTTAAGGTCCACGCCTGTAGCAGTCGTGTTGCTGTTTACACCACCAGAAACCAGCGGGTGTGCTGTTGAGAACAAAGGCTGACCATCACCGTAAGTAACAGCCGATGAAAAACCATTATTCAATACAGCAGCGGCTTTAACCTGCTTGGTGTACGCCATTGACCGTGCAAGGGCTTTCGTGTAACGAGCAGACAGGCTGTCGTACAGATTATCCTCAATCGCCTCTTCGGTGATCGAGAAGCCATATGCAATGGTTTCGTGCGTATAACGAGCGGTCCAAGCTTCCTGCGCGTTGTCATAAGCAATGGCGCTACCTTCGTTTTTAACCGGGGCAGCACTAAAGCCTGACAGCTTGGTTTCCTCTTCAAACGAACGCTCGGAACTCTCGGTTTCGTAGATTTCCTTGTGCTCTTCGCCATACTTCGCATACTCCAGACCGAACAATGCGTTCAAGCCGGGGAGAAGCTCTTTCAATAGTTGTGCGCGTGAAATAGCCATTTATATTCCCCTATTACAGTCCGGTTGGGTTGTAGTAGGCATGACCACCATCCACGACAGAGCCGGTTACGTTCGGTGCATTGAACTTAACGATAGCTTCGGGATAATAAACAGTGCCACTATAAGTAAACGCCGTATCCGGCACCAAATCAACAATACGCAAGGGCAATGTTGCCGTTACATCAGCGGAACTCAACAGGATAGCCTGCTGCGAATCCAAAGACGTAGTGTTGAGGGTATTAGCCACCAAAGCTACGTTATTGTTGATGTTGGTGTAGGTCAGACCCGTGGTCGTCGAAACAACCGTTGTGCCTGTAACTACAGCAACTTGGAAAAGCTGATCAGGATCTTCACAGACGTAGGCATTGATAAAGGTGTTTGCCTTTACCGAAGTGCCGCTGATCCATGCCTGCGAGAAGGTTGGTTGACCCGTCACAGAAGAAACAAACTGACAGCCAAGAAACACACCAGCAAAGCCAGTAGCTGGGCCAGTAGTTGTTTCCGTGGTTACAACAATAGTGCCATCCGAAGCAAACTTTACAGGGTCGCCAAAGCCGATGCTAGAAGCACCAGAGGCAATACGACGCTGACGGGTAGCTCCGGCAAACACCTGACCACCGATCAGATTGATCGGCTTCAAGCCATAAGGCTTGCTAACAGTCGGGTAAGCCATTTGGAATTACTCCTTGGATTGTTGATTACCGCGTCCGAATGTCACCGACGATTTGCGCTCTGTAAATAAAGGCATACGTGGGTCATTCTCGCGCATGAAGTTACTATCAACAGAACGCATTTGAGCTTCAGCTTGTGCATGATAATAAGCATTGCGTTGCTCAACAAATTCTGTCGGGGTTTTGCAAAGCATTAAGCCACCAACAACGATGTTGTCTTTGAAACGCTGGTTGTCATTTTCTAAATAACCAGAAATTTCAGGGTGATCTTCAGCCTTAACAGGTTCCCAGCCTTCACGTAGTTTGGTTGACACATTGCGAGGATCAGACTGTCCCATCATTGAAACGCGAATCCAGCGGTATTTATACCCTGGCTCTGGAGCGGGGTCAGGCAGTAACGTGGGGGGTGCCCAGCTACGAGGACGCTCAACTTTAGCGCGAGTATCAAGTTCGCGATTTACGCGATTTTCAATCGATTTAGAATCAGCCATTTTGTGTCATTCCTTCCGCTACTTTCTTAGCATACAATTCAAGGGGAATCCTCAACTTCTTAGCAAGTGCAACCTGAGTTTGTGTCAACGTGATTTTTTTCGGTGCAACGTTTCGACTTGCTGGGGCTACAACATTACTGCTCGTCCGTTTTGACTTTTCCTCTGAATTAGAAAAGTTTTCGGGGAATTTACTACGTACGGTTGTATTAATCCTTTCATAATACTCATCTGAATTAGGATCGTAGCCTTCTTCAACCAATTGTTCATGCAGCCCCAGAGTGAAGGCGGTCATAGGCCGATTTGCTCCAAACCACTGATTTTGCTTTCGCCATGCAAGTGCTTTGGGGTCCGGCTTATTTTCTGGCGCGGGTTCAGTTTGCATATTTACAGGAAATTTTGTTTCCTGTAAAGGGGGTGCCCTAAAGTTTTCAACTTTATCAAGCCTTAACTTGGCTTGTGTCATTTCCTCTTGGGCTGCAACAATTTGATCGGCATCACCAGCGTCATAAGCAGCTTTATATTTAGCTCGTGCTTGAGCCAAAGCAAATTCAGCGTTTTGTTTAGCTGTGCCTACTAAAAGCGTAGTGTGATCGCCAAGATTCTTTTTGAGAGCGTTATTCTCATTAATAATATGTTGAGCAAGCCTTAATGCTTCTTCACGCTCACGTAACGCAGCTTCTTTAGCCCGACGTTCATCGTGGTATCCATGCGACAATTTCTTAATACGCTTTTGGACACTTTCATCGTATTTAGAAAGCTCATCGTCAGTTACTTCATTAACAGGCTCTTCAAGCGGTTTACGTCCTTTATCAGGTTCCGGCGTGTCGTCAACTACTTCAATCTCAATCTCGACATCATCCTTAGCCTTGACTTCTACTTCTTTCTCATCAGGGAATTTAAATTCAGTTTGTTCCATGTTTCACCTCATGCACGTTGGATACCACGGGGGTCTTCGACCACCGCTTCAACGGAATCATCGTTAATAATCCGAAACTCACGATCATGAATCTTGAGTCTAGTGCCTGTGTTTGCACGGGTAATAATAAAATCTCCTGGCTTACACCACGGTCCAGTAGGAAAGCGGTTTTGATCTGCGTAAGCCATATCACCGAGTGATACAACAAAGAGCACATTACTTAATAGCTCTTCATACTTCACTGTCGTATCGGCTTTAATAATCCCGCTATCAAATTTGCTTTCAATTGTAGGGAGCGTACAAAGAATCTTATACCCCTTAACCTGTGGCACTTGTCTAGCTTTTTCCTGCGCTTCTTCGATAACAGCTTGAGCTGTTTCAGTCATTTTCATATTCCTCATACCGTTGCACAAGGTCTTGTACTTCCATCCTTGCACGGCGCAGACCTTGGATAACGCCGCACAAATTCTTGTATTCCGCAAAATCTTTACAGCTTCCTTCAGCAAGCGAGTCAGCTACTTCACGTTCACGCTCTTTGAGTTTGTTAAATAAATGATCAAGCATCATTCGTTCTTGGCTCATTTAGCGTTCCTTTTAGCCATAGCAGTTTTAAGCAAATCAGCTTGGATCTTCTTATCGTCGCGTTTATCTTGGCTTTGCAGTCGGATATTCTCCTTCTGTGCTTCAAGCTGTATGCGTTCTTTTTCGTTTTGTAGTCGGCCTTGTGCAAGTGCAATATCGGCTTGATCCTTAGCAGCTTTGCGCTGCTGCTCCATACCCTTGATCTGAAGTTCTTGCTGCTGCATCTGAACCAGCGGATCTTGTGCAATTTGTTGAGCTTGTTGTTGAGCAGCTTGGGATTGGTGAATCTGCAATACTTGCTGCGCTGCTTCTGCCACATACTTAGCCATCGCAAGCTCTTCGGCTTCAGATATATCTTGATCCGGTCCGGGTAGTGGTGCGCCCACACGCTGTTCAATCTCTTGTCTGTATCTAAACCCTAAATGCTCAGCAACGTGAGCCATCATTGCAGCTTGCATCTGCTGTGCCATCGGGTTTTGCCCAATCGTCCCCATAACACTTGGGTCTTGCAAGAAGGTCATATGCGTTGTGATATGCGCTTGGTGATCCTGATAGATAAAGGCTTTGAGTGGTGTGCCTTTAAGCACATTCATATTCTCAGTGATTGGATCTTTAGGCTTCTGATCATCAGGCAGTGGTACAAGCTTGTCAGCATTGGGAATACCCAGCACATCCAACATCTGCCTGTGAAGCCGTGGGAGGTCGTAGAGCTGAGGCGCACCCTGAGCTAGCTGCAAGGCAGCTTGGTACTGCACAACCCGCTGAGCCATCGTTGAAGCATTGGGGTCACTTACAGGAATAACTTCTACGATGTCGTAGTCTTCAGCCTTAACTTGTGGGGTGCCATCTTGCGGCACGTAACTATAATCAGGACTTGTATATTCTCTAATAATTTCTTTAAGCAGCTTGAACTCTTCTTTCATCGCTGCATGGATGCGAGCCTGTACAGCACCCATCGTCTTTAACTGCCGCTCCAAGAGAGCTAGGGTGGTTCCCACCGGAGCCTGACTCGACATATCGCTGACTTTCATATCAGCCATACCACTAAGGCGTCGCGCTTCTTCGGTGATCTGGTTTAACAGTGCAAGGAGTGTTTGACTTGGTTCTTTGTACGGAAGAGGTAGTATGTTGTCTCTAATTGCACCACCGGGGACATCCACATCTCGCCATTCGCCGGGGGCGATAGGCGTGTCATCACCTTTAATCCGCAGTCCTCTGGACTTCAACCCACCGGGGAGATTAGACAATGAACCTGCATCGACCAACTGACGAATCAGCATGGTACCCGCTGTAGCGTAACCACCAATAATATGAATCAACCCGAAGCCATACGCCCCAAACCCTGGGATGTACATATAGTGCACAAAATGCTGTCTCGCTGCTTTACGTGGGTCGTCTTCTTTATAATTGCGACGTATTGCTAGAACCTTATTGGTTCCTTTGTCGATGGTAATAACGTAGGGTAGTGGCAGTTCTTCTTCATACCCCGGCAAGTCATACTCGATGTGTACTTCATATATCTGATACCGCTCATCTTTAGTTTGCTCAATGCCTTCTTTCTGAGCTTTAGCTTTCTCAATATCAGTCTGGCTAGCGTAAGGTTCGCCAATATCCACATCACGATAAAACCCACTGACTTGCAGTCGTTTTAGGTCATTCTTAGTCTTACGCATCACATGCGTGAGGCGGTCTGTACGTCGGATATTTGTTACACCATAGGGCAGGATGATGTCTTCAGCAGGAATATAAAATGACACTTGCCGTTCAAGTGATGGGTCGTAGTAGACCTTTTTAAATGACGATCCAGCTAGTGCCACGCCCCATAATGCACGCTCATGTTCTGAGCGATACTCAGGCATTTTGTCAGTTAACTGATAATTCATATCAGCTTCCACACGCCCTGCGGCTTCTTCAACCTCTGGGTTCCACTGCCCAACAATACTTGTTTTTACAGGCCCATCAGCAGGGAAAGTCTCCATAATGGACTCGCTCTGGAAGCGAATCGCAGCCTCAGTCAGCAATGTAGAGAACACACCACAAGCGCCATCCCAAGGCTCGGTCACGTTGTCATAACGCAATCCAAGAACGTCAAGTCCTTTGACATACGTATCAGCCCAATCTTTGCGAGAGTTAATATCAGCTTCGATTAATTCCATGATGTCCCCTGCAACCTTTTGCAGATCGGACTCTTCCATGTGCTCAGCTAGGTTGGAATCAAAACTTTCTTCTGCGGTTTCATCTTCAGGCATCAAATCAATCTCAACACCATCGATACCAATCGATACACCTTCGGGGTTTACAATCTCTATCTCAATAGGTGCTTCTTCCATGCCAAGAGCTTCAATGCCTTCGGGCATACCATAGAGTGCTTTATCAATAGCCATGATCTTTCCTAACTTAAGTAGTAACCGCGCTTAGCACCACGAAAACCCCGAAAATACTTAATATCGTCTGGTTCATCGCTTGGAAGACGCAAAAACCCACCGTTCCTAAAACGTGCTAATGCTAACGTAGTTGCATCCACATAGTCATCATGCTCCCCCGCAGGAAAGGCTGCAACCTCATCAATTAACTCTTCTGACCATCTTGTATTGGGCACCCACACTCGTCCCGACTGAATAATGTCAGACACTGAATTAAGCCTAGTTATCTTGTCATTACCTTTACTGGGGGTGAACTCAGCCACTGGCACACCCATCCGACGCAGTTCTTGGTACAGCGATATACCTGAGACCTTCTTTTCTACGATGAGTGCATCAGGTTCATACTCTTTATATAGCTCAAGTACCCGCTTTTTGAGTTCAAAGAACTCCATTCGTGCTTTCCATGCGTCTAGCAAGATGATGTTTGTCTGTCCTTCCTCAGTCGTCCATACACCCCACGTAGTACACGCAGAATAATCCGACCTATTAGTCGTCTCGTACGCCGTATCCCACGACTGAATGATAAAATCACACTTGGGTGGGTCATCTTTCTCCCATACCTTCCACCATTCGCGCTTAACGATGGCACCTTCTTCAGAAGTCGGCTGTTGCTGGTACTGAGCCTGCCATTTGCTGTTAGGAAGCTCCTCTTTTAGGGCAGAAAGCTCATCTAATGACCAAAATTCAGGCCAAAGTGGGTTCCCAGAGGGCAAAATTGCAGGAAATTCGATCACTTCCCACTCATCACCCCCTCTTTGCATCGAATTTTTAATAACTTGACCCGTTAAATCCCGCAAACCCCAGCGAGTCATCACAATCACGATGGCTCCCCCCGGCTGTAGACGCTGCCGAGGCCCGGATGTGTACCACTCATACACCTTATCGTAGATTTCTGGGTTAGTTGCAGCTAATGCAGCCTCTTGTTCTGAGT